ATGAAGCTCAATGCCCGCCAGGTTGATACTGCCCGGCCCAAAGAGAAACCGTACAAACTCTCTGACGGCGGTGGTCTCTATTTACTTGTAAATCCTAATGGCTCCCGATATTGGCGAATGAAGTATCGCGTCTCAGGAAAAGAGAAACTGCTGGCGCTGGGGGTATATCCCGAGGTTACTCTGGCTGATGCGAGGGCCAAACGTGATGAGGCAAAAAGGGGGATCGCTGGGGGGATCGACCCCAACGAAGCAAAGCGGGAAGAGAAGATAGCCCGAGAGGCAAACGTCAGAAACACTTTTAAGGAAATCGCCTGCGAATGGCATGCCAGCAAGCTATACAAGTGGTCGGGTGGGTATGCTTCGGACATTATGGAGGCGTTCAACAAAGATGTTTTCCCTTACATTGGCAAAAAGCCGATCGCGGAAATCAAGCCGCTTGAACTGCTTAATGTGCTTCGTCGTATGGAGGGGAGAGGGGCAACGGAGAAGGCCAAGAAGGTCCGGCAGCGCTGCGGTGAAGTCTTTCGCTATGCCATTGTCACTGGCCGAGCTGAATACAACCCAGCACCGGATCTCACCAGCGCTATGCAGGGGCATGAATCCAGGCACTATCCCTTCCTGAATACCTCTGAGTTACCAGCGTTCTTTGATGCCCTTTCCAGCTATTCTGGCAGCATGCTGGTGGTTTTGGCCGCGCGCTTGCTGATCATCACCGGTTTAAGAACTGGCGAGCTGCGAGGGGCAACATGGCAGGAAATCGATGCTGATGCTGCGGTGTGGGAAATTCCAGCAGAACGAATGAAGATGCGCCGCCCGCATATAGTGCCATTGTCATCACAGGCCCAAGCCATCATTTCGCGTATTCGTGAAATGACAGGCCGTTATCCTCACATGTTCCCCGGGCGTAATGACCCGCGAAAAACCATGAGTGAGGCCAGTATTAATCAGGTGTTTAAGCGCATCGGATACGGTGGCCGCGTTACCGGTCATGGGTTCAGGCACACGATGAGCACGATTCTCCATGAGCAGGGTTACAACACCGCCTGGATAGAAACGCAGCTCGCACACGTGGATAAGAACAGCATTCGCGGTACATACAACCATGCGCAGTATCTGGATGGTCGACGGGAGATGCTCCAGTGGTATGCCGACTATATGGATGCGCTGGAGCACCGGGAAAACGTGATTCATGGCGCGTTCGGGAAAGGTGCGTGACTGCAAACCGCCAAGTTACTGTAGTAGACTACGGTAGACTTGAAAGAAAAAGGCTGTGCCTAGGCTGATCCCCGAAAACCAGTACACCTCTACTGGCTGGCATGGCCCCTTAATCGAAAGAGGGCGCGAGGTGGCGTATGACACTGAAGATTATTCCATTTGAATATTGCTCTCTTGAAAGAGCAGCAAAATTCTTCGACTGTGAAATAGATGACTTTTTTCACTGGTACGAGACAAAGAAAATATCTCTATGCTTAAAACTGTCTGATCGTAGAGCAACGATTCTATCCGTAAATAATGAAAGCGTTGAGTTTAAAAGAAGCATATTGGCCGATGATATTCATTTTCAAAATGAGTATTCTTTTAAAAATGATGACAGTGAGTTTATTGGTGATTCAGGGCATTTTGACCAATTAGGTCAAGTCTATAGAATCAAAGGCTATGCGAATGATTTTTGGGTTCCATGCGATAACGCAATCGAGACACTCAGGAATAAGTTTGGGCTTGTAGATCGATTTGCCGCGTCGCCATATAATGCTAATAGAGACTTTCGCATTATGATCCATGTAACAGAACCGCGCGGACGTTCGGCTTCTGAATTATCTGCGGGTCAGTTCCCGCTTGACTTTACTGTAAGCGATCTGGTGCTTCACAAGACCGATCTAGACATTGTTAATCACATTGTCGCAGGCATACCTTATGAGCGTGCTCCTGCGAGCAACGACGCGGAATTGACGACGATTGGTAGCACTGAAGTGATTAATGAGCACGATGTCATGTTGGATTGGGGCGATTTTTCTGGAAAAGATACATCGCTCAAATTTATAGCCGGAATGGCTCTTTCTCTTATGAAATCATCACCAAAATATCGCCATGGTAGTCGGATGAACAAAGATGCGATAGTTAAAAATGCCGTCGCTAACATTCTGGAACAAGGTATAGAGTTCGATATCACGGAGCGGCAACTATCTGGCCTTATCACAAAGGCGCTCAAGGCTTATTCACCAAAAACAACTGAGTAAACTGGCACTTCGAAACGGGCTTCCAAGTCCGTTTCAAAATGAATTTCATTCTATTTCACTACGACTTCCACACCTGCATTAATTTGTTTGCTTGAATATCCCTCGTAAACCGCAATAGACGTTACGAGGTAAATATGTCTCAATCATTAATAAGATTTGCCGAAGTTCAGAAGCGCACTGGCTATAGCAAAGCTTGGCTGTATCGCCTGATGAGCCAGCAGCGCTTTCCCGCCGCAATTAAAATAGGTTCTCGGTCTATCGCTTTTATTGAAAGCGAAATCGATGAATGGATTAATCAGCGCATCGCTGAATCTCGTGGTGAGGTGGCGTAATGGAAAAGAAAAACCGCCCCATACAGCAGGCGGCTAACTCAGATATTCGCACGTCTGATATTACGCCTGCTACCAGTACCCTTCAAGAGCCAAAGCGTACACCGAAAAAGCACCGCGCTCGCGTTTATATGCTGCGAACTGGTGTTGAAGGGTGGACGGAAAATGACATTCTCCGTTATTGCCGCCTTTCATCTGGCAGAAACTATGCCAGCGAGTTAGAACGCCGGTTGGATATTTGCCTGGAACGTACAGAAGAGCCCAATACTGATGGCATCGGTGCGCACATGCGCTATCGCTTCGCCTGCCGTGGTGATGTGCTGAAGGTTATCCAGCTCGTAAATCAGTACGCTGCTGCTGGTGGCTATCACGGACTTACCGATCAGGCTATTGCCGATATTCTCTCGCTATATCCGGACGACACGAACGCCGCATAACGGAGCCTTAAATTATGAATTCAAACATTATGGCCTCTGACGGTCAGGGGCGCTGTCATGCTGAAAAACACACATCTGGCATTCAGTCATTTAATTCATGGCTGGGAGATAATGATGATATGGCGATCGGCGCTTATAAAAACGGCTTGCCACTTTGCGCAAACCAGTATTACACTGCAAAGGCACCAGCAAAATCTGGTGCCGGGATTGGCGTCCTGATAATGTACAAGGCGACACACGACGCGCCTAGCGTCTTTTTTTGTGTCCTCGCATCTTCACACCATTTTTCCAGTGATATGGCTGTAGTCCATGTTACTCACAAAATTATGGTGAGTTGGATGGGGGCGGAGCAATCCGCGCCGGTTACCTTGTACGCCGGTTACGCCAACCCTGTTCAGCTCACCACCCTTGAAATTGGCGTTTCCGGTGGTGGGAATTTTACCCAGTACAAGGAGGCTGCCATTATGGCTACTACCCTCGCCACACCTCAAACCAAATTCATTTGGCTGATCGCCGCAGTTCGCCGCGATTGCTCGACAATCAAAGCCGTTATTCACCATATCGCAGCACATTCAGAACGAGAAGCGCGTCGCACTTTGGTGCGCGACCACGTCTGTTTCTTCGCTGGCCGTCTGCCAATCGCGGGGGCGGATCATGCTTAATTCATTCAAGGTCAGAGGGAAAGGTTTCAATTCTCATGGTAGTGAAGTGCGTTTTCAGTATCAGGTTGATGCTGAGCATTTCCTCAGTGCTACCTTTATTGCCACGTCTATGGCTGAACTGGCCGGGTTGTCAGACATTCGCATCACTTACGTGAGTTAAGGGGGCCCCATGAATCTTCAAACCCTGACAGCTAAAGCCCGAGAACTGCGCGGCAATATCGTTAAAGCGGTGAGCACAAAGGGCAGCCGCACCATGACCCCCGTCTATGACCGCGACGAGCAGCGCAAGCTACGTGAGCGCATCCAGCAGACCCAACCGGATTGGTTATTGCTCTGGTGGGACATTGCAACCGTGACCGGCTGGCGTACCAGCGACGTTTGCAACCTGCGCTATTCCTGCGTCAATTGGGATACGGGGCAGGCGACAATTATCGTTGCCAAGCAGACCAAAGCCGCCGAAGCGCGGGCAACCCGCAAAGGTATCGAGATTGTACGCCAGCAACGCAAAGACGCTGCACGGCTCGCTGCCGATCATATTGCCTACATGAAGTGGGATAGCATCGGTTGTGACGAGCTGGCTGCTGACATGAACGACGAAGAGCAGGCAGTAGTATTCGAACTGGTGGCAAAGGCTGACGTCAAACACGACACAAAACAGTTACCGCCTGGCATCATCAAGCGGCTGCGTGACCGTCAGGAACGGAATCTGGTAGAGGACGACCTAGTATTTTCCCGATCTCAGATCGAAAGTAATCGTTGCCAATGCATGGAGGGAAGCGTGACCCGTCAGACCATCTGGCGCAAGCTCCATGATGTTATGCAGTGGTTCACCCGTTTCATTAACGCCAAGCTGCGCCTTAGCGCATACTCCAGTCGCAAAATAGCCGCGTTTAACCTCATGTCAGCAGGCGGTGAGCAAGGCTTGCTGGTGGCTTCTGAAATGCTGGGGCATAGCAACCCGGCTATTACCCGCACCTATTTACAGCTCGGTAGTAAAGCATCCGCGATCCAGTCACGTCTGGCTATGGAGGTCACAGCATGAACCTTTACAACGATTTTGTGCGCACCGATTTCCCTGATACCGATAAATCTGATCTCCAGATGCTGTCTTCCCGTGCTGAGTGCGCCGCCGATAGCATCCTGAATGGGATCGCCGCTGTAGGTAAGATGATGTTCTACGCTGGTGGTGCTGAGAACGGTGAATATGAGCCATCAGCAACAGATTTCCGAGATATTGGTGGGATGCTGATGGAATTAATGCCGCTGGCGCGAGCGTTATCTGATACCGCAGCCAATGCGGAATATCAGTGTCGTCAGATGACGAAAGGTAAATAACCATGGAAAAGAAATTAACTGGCTCTCCTGCCAGTGGCTTCGCTCGCCCTGTGATTCGTAAAGGCGATAAATGGAAGGATGAGCGGGGTTGCCTGGTGACGGTGGAAAGCTACCGATTCAACAGAGTGACATTTTATCGTGATGGCTACTCATCGCCGTGTGTGCAGTCGGATTTGCGATTTTTAACGGAGTTTCAGCCAGTGGGTGAGGTTAAGCCGTGAAAAATAATTTTATTAACGATGTGCGCATCAAGGCGGCCGGTCACTGGCAGACAATTTTTGAACGGCTCGGTATTCCAACCAATCGCAGCGAGGGACCATGCCCGGCTTGCGGTGGCAATACCCGTTACCGCTTTGACGACAAGGACGGGCGAGGCACTTACTTTTGCTCACATTGTGGCGCAGGTACGGGGCTGGATCTGGTGATGAAAGTCAGCCAGTGCGGTGCGCATGAGGCGGCTGTGATGGTGGCGGAAGTGATGGCGTTGCCGTTGCCGGAACAGAAGCCAGCCAGAGAGAAGCCTCAAACCGATATCGTGGCTAAGGTTGCTGCGCTGGCTGCTAAGGCTGTATCAGGCCAATCGGAATACCTCACATCAAAGGGGCTACAGCGCCCCTTCCCGCTGCTGGCTGATGGTTCGATGTTGATCACGTTGACGAACGTCGCCGGGGCGATCACCGGTGCTCAGATCATCAAGCCAGATGGTAGTAAGCGGCTGGTGGCCGGAACGGTGAAGAAAGGCTCCTTCTTTGTGGTTAACTCCGCTGAAAATACGGAAACGGTCGTGATATCCGAGGGGCTGGCGACAGCGATATCCGTTCTGCAATTGCGACAAATTGCGACAATTATTGCCGCAATTGACGCCGGGAACCTCCCTGCCGTTGCTATGGCGATGCGCCAGCGTTACCCGAACGCGCAGATCATCATTGCCGCAGACAACGACCAGATCGGCGGAAGTGACGGAATTGAAGGAGTGAAAGTTAACACTGGCAAGGAGGCCGCAGAGAAAGCCGCGAAAGCCGTTTCTGGCTGGGTTTCCATGCCACCAGTGGACTTTAAAGCGGACTGGAACGACTACCACCAGCAATACGGACTCGAAGCGGCCACAGCAGCATTTAACGACTCAATGTACCAACCGGAGGGTAAGAAAGTGGGTGCGACACTGACAGCTATCGACGGCGGCAAGAAAAAAAACGATATCGACGACGATCTGAAACCGCGAGTAGAGAGCCGTGCGGATGGCATTCACTGGATCACCCCGAAAGTGGACAAAGACACAGGGGAAATTATCAATACCGAGGCGTGGCTATGCTCTCCGCTGGAGATTGCTGGTGCGGGGAGTGATAACGCCAGACAGCGCTTTCTGATCCTGCGTTGGGACGTCCCCGGCAACCGGGGGCAAGTTACCCGGGCGCTTCCATGGGAGGACATTGGCGACCGTGAGGGATGGCGCACGCTGAAAAACGGCGGTGTCAGTGTAACGACCAAACCATCGTTGCGGGCGATTCTGGCCGACTGGCTACAGCGAACCGGTAGCGGCAAGGAATGGCAGATCAGCCACACCACAGGCTGGCACTGCGGGGCGTACATCATGCCGGATGGTGATGTTATTGGTGAACCAGAGATACCGCTGTTATTCAGTGGTCGGAGTGCGGCGGCTGGTGGCTATACCGTTAGTGGAACGCCGGAAAGCTGGCGTGATTCGGTGGCGCGCCTTGCGCTGGGCAACCCGTCAATGATGCTGGGCGTTGCTGCTGCGCTGTCTGCGCCGCTGATCGGGCTTGTTGGTGCTGACGGTTTCGGCGTTCACCTTTTCGAACAGTCCAGTGCGGGTAAGACGACGACCGCCAATATAGCCAGCAGCCTTTACGGTGAACCTGATGCCCTGCGCCTCACCTGGTACGGTACTGCTTTGGGTATCGCCAACGAAGCGGAAGCGCATAACGATAGTCTGTTGCCGCTGGACGAAGTTGGGCAGGGCAGTAGCGCCAAAGACGTTGCAACGTCCGCCTACACGCTGTTTAACGGTGCCGGGAAGCTACAGGGAGCGAAGGAGGGCGGCAACCGTGAATTAAAGCGCTGGCGTACCGTGGCGATCAGTACCGGGGAAATGGACATTGAGACGTTTCTTTCTGCTGGTGGGCTGAAAGTTAAGGCCGGGCAACTGGTGCGACTGCTTAATTTACCGATGGAGAAATCCGTATCGCACCATGAGTATCAGAACGGCAAGCAGCACGCCGACGCACTCAAAGAGGCATATCAGACGAACCACGGAGCCGCAGGCCGTGAATGGATTAAATGGCTTGCAGGCCACCAGCAGGAGGCGAAACAAGCTGTCAAAGCGGCGCAGGAGCGCTGGCGTAGTCTTATCCCTGCTGATTATGGCGAACAGGTTCATCGTGTAGGCGAGCGGTTCGCTATTCTGGAGGCGGCGTTGGTGCTCGGGATGCCTGTCACTGGCTGGGGGGAGCAGGAAAGCCGGGACGCCATCCAGCATGGCTTTAACGCCTGGGTGAAAGAGTTTGGCACGGGGAATCGTGAGCATAAACAGATCATCGAGCAGGCAGAGGCGTTTCTTAATGCCTACGGCCTAAGCCGTTTCGCGCCGTTCCCGTACAGCCCGGCTGATATGCCGATCCGGGATTTAGCCGGATACCGTCAGAAAGGTGAGCATGACGAAAGCCCCGTAGTGTTCTACACCTTTCCGGCTGCGTTCGAAAAGGAGATAGCACAGGGTTTTAATGCCAAACAGTTTGCCCGTGTGCTGGCCGGGGCTGGGGTACTGAAACCGCCAGCCAGCGGAAGGGGATATCAGCGTAAATCCCCGCGAATTGATGGACGCCAGATAAACGTTTATGTGCTCCAGCTACGACCCGACGAGATAGAGGACGAAGAATAAAACACACATGCGAGATGTTTTTTTGTTGGTTCAGTTGGTTCAGCAACTATTTAATTAAAGTAAGTGTATGTATTTAATATATTTATGTTCTCGTAAGTGAACCAACACTGAACCAACAAACGCCAATTTTGAACCAACAAATGCCGCTATTGAACCAACGCCTTTTTCTGGCTGGCCTGTAAATCTTTCCCACTGAACCAACACGAAAATAGCGTTTGTTGGTTCAAAACAGGGCTTTGTTGGTTCACTTCGCAATAAATAATCCTTACAAAACAACAATCTTTACAAATTGAACCAACTGAACTGACTGAACCAACATGTTTTTGTTTATCTATAGCGTTTTCATTAAAAGGAAAACATCGAAAGCAGGCTAGGCCAGCATCAGAATCGCTTCTTCAATTGGCGAACTTTTCCGCCGATCACTAGGAGAGGAACGTGTCAGAACTCTGACCGCATCACCGGATATACCGACGTTTTTTTGCTGAATAAATCCACAACAAACTATCACACCCCACGCATTGATTATCAATGCTCCTGAAGCCCCGCCAGCTCTGGATTACGGATGTATACCCCTCAAGGTATTTTTTACCCTGTTTTGTATACAAAGTGGGCTTAGAAAGCGCATGGATTGCGGGATTGAAGGGTATACCAGGCGTGGAATTGATTTTCTAAGGAAGCAATGATGCGGCGGTTTGCCGCTGGTGGCTCTCGATCTCCTGAAATCTCAGGGGATGGCTGGGACACGATTTTAATCGGCTGACTTTTCGGCCGATTGAATACGAGAAGTTCGCTCCCTGCGTATCGGTTTCGTTTATGGATTATTCGCGTTTCGTTTCTGGTGAATTTGCATTCGCAATTTGTCCACTAAGCCTTATCCGGCCTGCTTTGAGAGGTGTTGTCTTTTTGCGAATTCGCAGTTCCATTCGCACTTTGATTCGCAATTTTGAAATGTTCCCATTTAGGGAAAGAAAAAGCCCACATCGGTAAATGTGGGCTTTTGGAAACCATGTGAAAACGTCTCGGAACGTACGACACACGTTCATCATAGCATGTGAAATTAACATTGCAATACACGCAATATTATTTACAGATATTGCAATTTATGCAATGATCAGAATTTAAACAATGAAAGGGTTTTGAACAATGAAACAGATAGCTAATGTTAATCTGGAAAGTGACAGCGCTGGTGGTACAGTTGAGGTGACTTACTCCGATGATACGTTCGAAAGGCTGACCTGTTCGCTGCCGGTGGCTCTCGTTATTGCGAATCTTGCAACGACGCTTAAACAGGAGCGCGCTGCGCGAATTGCAACCGGCGACCGCCTGCGCCGCATGTATACCCGCGATAGTGACATGATTACACGTAGTGGCAGCGGCGCTTCTCCCACCTCTACCGCACCAACGGCAATGAACGCCGAGTTTATGCGTCTGGTTCGCGCGGTAGCCCCAAAGTATGACAATGCCCTGCCTGATACTGACCCACGCCTTGTAGCTATCGATGTGCTGCGCTATGCACCTGCCGAGGCGTTCAGCGCTGTACACCCGACCCCGATGTCAGAAATCCAGCTGGATCAGGCCATTGACGTTCTGGAGCAGGTTGGCGACTACATGAAGGCCAATAACATCGAACCAAAAATCCTAACCACCGGCGATGCTATCCGCAGTATTAACGCCGACAATGCCAGCTTCTGGCACCGCACAAAGTAAGGAGCAATGAATATGGCTATCTATGACCCGAAATTAGCAGCAGGAAATCTGCAAAGCGCCGGGCGTAAGCTCTTTGGCCGCGAGCAGGCCGAGCAATTACGTATGCGTAACAACTTCAACAATGAATGCCGCAATCTGGAAAAAGCCAACGAAGCGAATGCAAAGTTCTGGAGTGAACAGGATGAAAAAGCCAAACGTTAAGCCGGTATTACTCTCTGGCGACCAGTTCGCCGCAATCTGCAAGATCCAGGAGCGCGAACGCCAGCGCTCCGATATTGGCGTAGCGCCGTCTATCCACCAAATTGCACGTGGGCTTGTGGCGAAAGCGCTGGCATCAATTCAGGAATAACGACTATGTCATATAACTGGATGCGCCATTTCGAGCTACAGCTCATCGATGAGAATGGCAAAGGAATTAGCCTTAGTGATTTCAAAGTTACCTTTGATATAGAGCGTAACGATAACAAATGGCCGGCTGTCGCGACGGTCAAGATCTATAACCTTTCACCGACCACTCAGAACCGTATTATGCAGCGTGAGTTTGCCAAGATTGTGATTATAGCGGGATATGATGGCCTGGCTAAGGATGTTCAGGCCAGTGAAGTTGGTGTCGCCCGGGAGATTTCACCTGATCAGGTAGGCCAAACCAATGGGCAAAACTATGGGATGATCTTTAGCGGTGATATCCGTTTTACAGTGACCGGTAAAGATAATCTCGTCGATTCCTGGATTCTCGTGCAGGCCTGCGATTCAGAAGAAGCGTTTGTCAGCGCGTTCGTCAATGCGACCCTCCAGAAAGGCTACACCACTGAAGACGTCTATAACCTTCTCATGACGAGTCTGGAACCCTATGGTATCGGGCGCGGTATAACTCCGGTTTTTCCAACAACGGTATTTCCTCGCGGGCGAGCTTTCTTTGGTTACGCGCATAACTATCTTGATGAGGTAGCTGCGCAGTGTAAGGCCACCTGGCAGTTCAGTTACGGAAAAGTCGACATGATTGCCAGAGATACCGCTACGCACCAGGCTGTTGTGTTGAATTCGAATACTGGTCTGGTGGGTATGCCTCAGCAAACTATCGGGGCCGGGGTAAACGTCCGATGCTTAATTAATTCAGGTATTCAACTGAACGGGCTTATTCAGTTGGATCAGGCATCAGTGTACCGAACGTCATTGTCTGCCGATCAAGTTGCACAGTCTCCGGGACCAATTGCCGAAGAAAACCAGAACGGCAATCTGGTAGTTACTGGAACGTTGCAGAGTCCTGCGAGCATCGCAACTGATGGAATTTACAAGGTTCGCTATATTAGTTACACCGGGGACACCAGAGGACAGCCGTGGTATATGGATTTAGCCTGTGAGGCACGTGGTGCCACTGATGTTCCATCCAGTTCATTTATGAATAAACAGAGTTAAACATGAAAAAAGCCATACTATTCATTGGAATATTAAGTTCGGGATTCGTTAATGCGACACAAACAATAAATATGCAATGCGGTACATTTCGTTTTGAAATTATTGAAAATTCAATGTCGAAAATAAATGGGGAGTTTGTTACATCTCAAAAAATAACCGAGTTCGGCAAGAATGGTGCAAAAATGGAAATGGCACTCATGCCTGCACGGGATGGTAACATGTATGGTTTTGAGTTCATTCATCCAGATGGAAGCAACAAGCGCTGGCTTAATGTTGAGCTGATTCGCGGTAATATGGGTGAGCCTCGCATCATTGGCTCGTTTGACTGTAAGCGTATTTCAGGTTAACGGAGCAACTATGCCATTTATTCGACCAGTCAACGAGCAAGATACTTTTAACCAAATACAGAGCAATAGCAATGCTGCGGTGAAGAATGCCTTACCAGGCATTATCCGTTCATTTGACCCGGAAACAGTGACCTGTGACGTCGACGTAGCAATAATTGCCAGAATGACGAAACCCGGCACCGTCGAGGAAGACTATCAGTATGAATCGGTTAGGTATCCCATTCTGGTTGATTTGCCAGTTGTGTTCCCTCGTGGCGGTGGCGTGACCCTGACCTTCCCGATCAAAGAAGGTGATGAGTGCCTTATCGTATTCTCTTCGCGTTCGATTGATTTCTGGTGGCAAAACGGCGGTGTGCAGGAGCGAGCTGACGGGCGTGTTTTAGATCTGTCGGATGCGTTCGTGATTCCTGGCCCCCAATCACAGGTGAAGAAGATATCCAATATCAGTACCAACGCTGCTCAGCTGCGCACAGACGATGGAGCGGCATTTGTAGAAGTGTCCGCTGGGGGAGCCATTACGATTACCAGCTCTCAAATCACCCTTAACGGGCCCGTGCAGGTAAACGGAACGATCACTTCCACTGGCGACCAAACGGCCAACGGTATCAGCCAGATTAACCATACCCACGGCGGTGTACAATCAGGCGGCAGCAACACAGGAAAACCACAATGAGCAATATTGAAAAACTGAAACCAGAAGAAAGCGGATCCAGCCAGAATGGAAAGGTTCGTACCTGGCTGGATGATATCAACGGGCAGCCGGAACCAGATGGTATTGGCAGCTTCGGTGAGAGTGCGATCAGCGAAGAATCTCGCACAGCGGAAACCATGCGAAATAACGTAGGGTGACGGTCAGATGGCGTGATCGGTAACCTAACCGGTGGCTGCTGCGCCGCTAAATATTAGACAGTCCAGGACGAACTGAGAGAACCAATCAGCGCTAAACCAAGATGAGATGCGGGTTAGCGCTAAATTTGTAGCGAGAAATGTCCAAAGTATTTTGTGACATATCACATAGATAATATTCACGTAAGCGGTGTTGACCTGTTTAAGGCGGTGCCGTCGAACGTCAATGTATGCAAATGTTAACATTAGGTGGATGATTCCAATGCTGAAATCAGAAGTGATCGAGTCGGCTATAGCCGAGATGGCAGCACAGGAGGGAATTACGCTAAATGCTGCTGACAAGCTTGAATTGCGGTGTCGGGTAGCCGGTACGCTCGCAGCAAAAGAGCGTCATCGTCAACGTATGACCGCGCAAGAGTACCACTGGCGCAAACCATCGCCACGGCGTTAACAGTGCTACCTGGTAAGCGCGATCCCCAAAATTGAGACGAAAAACAATCTGGGGGTACTTTTGGGGGTATGTGTGAAAATCGAAAACATAAAAACTCATTTAAATCATTGATATTGATAATCAGGTATTGTTCCTATTATCGCACCATTAAAATCAAATTCTTACGTAAGATCTTATCATTCTCCCACCAAAAAATTATTTTCATGTAACAGCTGGTGTAAGTAAATTCTATCAACGAAGATCAATCTTATCTACTGACCAAAAAGGCCTGATAGGGCTTCGCTCACTATACATCCGTGGCTGCAGGTTTAGTTGTCCATGTCTACACCACTCCTAAATTTAATGTGTTGGCAATGTGTTCAATAAAGCTCGAACAAATTAGCTCATTATGATCGGTTAATACTTCAACTTCTGGTTGCATGATTGTTTGTCCGTAAAAAGATAACGCGCCCGCCGGGTAGTAGCAGGCGCATTACGCAATAGGTAAACAAGGGAGGAAGTTCAGAAATGTAAATCGGGAAGGTTGTACGCAATGTTCATCGTACTACGTTGTTACGGCTTTGCCGCAACAAGCCAGTTGCCTGCCGCGCTCGCAGAATGTCTACAGCCCGGAGATAAGGAGATTGTTCCTGCCAGCTAAATCCCTTCCTGTCTATACGAACCAGCTCGTATTTTTCTACCAGAAAATTCACGGCATCGGCTAGGGTGATACCGGCATCGATGTGTTCCTTAATCACAGCCTCATTGCAGAATGGCGTGTCGTTTATTGTCAGACCATAGTGCTGTTCCAGCAGACGTGTCAGTAACATTTGCCAGACAGCCACGGGTGACAGGCAGGGCTTCACCGCCCGCTGAGTTGTTGCAGGTAAAGTTTTCATGTTTGCTCTCGTGAAGGTAATTAACGCTGAGTGGGGTAAATGGCGATGTATACGTAGCCGCAACTGCCAAGGGTGTCGGCTTCGCAGGTTAAATCGTTGTGGTACAGGGTAACGCAGTGGGCATGGTGGGTGCTGAGTTCACCAGTGGTCAGCATCGATTCCATCTGGCGGATAAAGTGCGGGAATGTTTCATCCAGCTTCCGGTATTCGATGTCACTGAACTTGCCGGTCATGCTGGCCCGGTCAGCCAGATAATGCAGTCGGTTGCCTTCCTGCACCAGACGGGCTCCCAGACGTGGCGTGATATCACGCTGCAGACCCCATGTGATTTTGCTCATTGATAACCTCTTTATTGTCAGTTCAGGGTGATGCTCATCAGGCAGGCATAAGGCCCCTCGCGGTCCTGGCGGCGTTCGGCGTATACCGCCAGGACTCCTGTGATATCCGGAACGTCCCTGCCGGTGTAATGGCAGACGCTACCGTGCCACTGGTATTTGCCGGTGCAGAAACGAAAGATTCGGGACTCAGGATGCTGGCGGTATATCGTCATTGCCCGGCGTTTACTGATAATTTTCATGTAATACCTCACAGCAGACCGTGTTCTGCGAACGAATAGATTTGCCTGCCGCCGACAATCAGATGGTCAGGGACACGGATATCCACCAGTTGAAGTACCTGAACCAGTCGCTGCGTGAGGGCTTTGTCAGCCTGGCTGGGCGTCGTCTCGCCGGAAGGATGGTTATGCGCCAGTATTACCGCTGCCGCGTTGAAGTACAGAGCGCGCTTGACCACCTCGCGGGGATGTACCTCGGTACTGCTAATAGAACCGGCAAACAGGGTTTCGTGGGCAATCAACTGGTTCTGCTGGTTCAGATACAGCACCCGGAACTCTTCCCGTTCAAGCGCGGCCATATGCAGCCGCAACCACTCCCGGACGGCATGAGTGGAGGTGAAGGCTACCCCAGGCTCATGCAGGTGCCGCTCCAGAGCCCTGAGCGCCCGCTGAATGAGACGCCGGTCCTGTGGCGTTATCTCGCCGGGTAAAAAGGAAAGCTGTTTCATTCGTTGCTCCTCCGGTCAGTCAATGATACGCAAAATGGCGTGGGCTTCAGAATGCTGCAGGGCATAGTCCCGCAGGCGGTAATAGTGCGCGGTCATTGCGTCACACTCTGTACGGCAGGCGTGATGGCTGTATTCAATCAGGCAGACAGCAATGCCTGCGGCTTCAGCACTCATGTCCGCGCCATTGCCGTTCATACCGTTGAACAGATGCCATTTATCGTCAACGTCAGCATCAGGGGCCATAAACGCGCCGCCATTGCTGAGCGTGTAAAAGGACCAGATACCACTGTTGTACTCGTCACAGAAGCGGTCCATCCAGGCGAAAATGCGGGGTTCCAGCGTTATCCATTGTGGGATAGAGCCAAAGTACTGCGGCCAGAAGCAGATACGCTGTTCGTCGGGTATCTGCGTTACGGTCAGTTCAAATTCGGATTCGTTAGCAGCAGATGCGAGGTTGTTTTTTGTCGCTGTTGTCATGGGTATGTCTCCGTCAATAAAAAAACGCCAGCGGCGACGGCTGGCGTATGCGGTAATAATGAGTGTTCGGGAAGATTAAATGTTGCTGGTAAATCATGCGGAGCCAGCAGATGGATACGTCCGTACAGATGCCTGGCTTGCGGGTATAGCGGTTAAGACCTTCACCGGCATCCGGTTCAAAGTTCCATGCCTGCCCTAGTCGTCTTCAATGTTAACGCCGGTGATACTGGCAGGAACTAATGGCCCTGCTGCGCAATCAGCCGATACCCACTACGGTAGGTCATAAAGCGATTAGTGAAACGACTTCAAACCTTCAGAATTATTCATTACTCCCCCCCTGAAAAATAATAAAAAAGCGGCAGAATCGTGAGATTCTGCCGTTAGTTGTGTATGTTCAGAGGAATGATATATATCTGAATATTTTTATAATGCTGATAGGCCGTTTTGTGCCAAAAGCAGAAGCTGGTAATTCGTGTCTAATATACTTCACTTAACGTATATCCCAGCTCTGGTACAGAATATGCAAATTAAATACCCAAGAAGTGGCAGGCTGATTAACAAAGAACTCCTTCGATTATAGGATGATTTGTATCGGCACTCATCACACCATGTGCTCGATTCACGCCGCATAGTCAGTTGAATTTTGCTACTCTGTAAGAGGTGGTAAGCATTATCCAATACGGATTTAAATCAATGGAATAAATGATTATGAGTGAAAATGAAACAATCCCAAAGAAGTCTCACAGCCAGATTAACAAAGCTGTATTCTTTACATCTGCTTTGTTAATTTTTCTTCTTGTCGCTTTTGCCGCTGCATTCCCGGATGTTGCTGACAAAAATTTCAAACTACTTCAGCAACAAATCTTCACGAATGCAAGCTGGTTCTACATCCTTGCTGTGGCCCTGATTTTATTGAGTGTCACGTTTCTGGGACTCTCACGCTACGGTGATATCAAGCTGGGTCCGGACCATGCGCAACCTGATTTCAGCTATCACTCCTGGTTTGCGATGCTTTTTTCGGCAGGGATGGGGATCGGCCTGATGTTCTTTGGCGTTGCTGAACCGGTGATGCATTATCTCTCACCTCCCGTTGGCGCCCCAGAGACTGTTGCGGCAGCGAAGGAAGCAATGCGGCTGACCTTCTTCCACTGGGGTCTGCATGCCTGGGCAATATATGCCATTGTAGCGCTGATTCTGGCCTTTTTCAGTTACCGCCACGGTCTACCTTTAACGCTGCGTTCTGCACTCTATCCCATTATTGGCGATCGCATATACGGACCTATAGGCCATGCGGTTGATATTTTTGCCGTTATAGGTACGGTCTTTGGCGTTGCAACATCGCTGGGTTACGGTGTTTTGCAGGTGAATGCCGGTTTGAACCACCTATTCGGGGTGCCCATTAATGAAACGGTGCAGGTCATTCTGATCGTGGCCATCACGGGGTTAGCGACGATTTCTGTGGTGACCGGCCTAGACAAGGGAATACGTATCCTGTCTGAGCTCAATTTGGGCCTCGCGTTGTTGCTCCTGGCGCTGGTCCTGTGTCTGGGGCCAACTGTGCTTCTGCTGAAGTCATTTGTGGAAAATACCGGCGGTTATCTTTCGGAACTGGTGAGTAAAACGTTCAATCTTTACGCATATGAACCTAAGTCGAGCAACTGGCTGGGGGGCTGGACATTACTGTACTGGGGATGGTGGCTTTCATGGTCGCCATTTGTGGGGATGTTTATCGCACGGGTCTCACGCGGCCGAACCATTCGCGAATTTGTCACCGGTGTGCTGTTTGTTCCGGCCGGCTTTACGCTCATGTGGATGACGGTGTTTGGTAACAGCGCAATCTATCTCATTATGAACCAGGGGGCGACCGATCTCGCCAATACCGTCCAACAGGATGTCTCGCTGGCCTTGTTCAATTTCCTGGAGCATTTCCCGTTCTCCTCCGTGCTGTCATTTATTGCAATGGCTATGGTCATCGTCTTCTTTGTCACATCTGCTGACTCGGGGGCAATGGTTGTAGATACTCTGGCATCAGGTGGGGTGGCAAACACACCCGTCTGGCAGCGAATCTTCTGGGCATCGCTCATGGGAGTTGTTGCAATTGCGCTTCTCCTTGCGGGAGGGCTGAGCGCGCTGCAAACGGTGACAATAGCAAGTGCATTACCCTTCTCCGTGATCTTGCTGATATCCATATACGGGCTGTTAAAAGCCCTGCGTCGAGATTTGACTAAGCGTGAAAGCCTGAGCATGGCGACTATTGCTCCTACGGCTGCACGTAACCCAATTCCCTGGCAGAGAAGGTTACGCAATATCGCGTATCTGCCGAAACGATCTCTTGTGAAACGTTTTATGGACGACATTATCCAGCCTGCCATGACGCTGGTTCAGGAAGAACTGAACAAGCAGGGGACGATAAGCCACATTAGTGACGCAGCCGACGATCGTATTCGTCTTGAAGTGGATTTGGGCAACGAGCTGAATTTTATATATGAAGTGAGGCTTCGCGGGTATAGCTCACCCACCTTCGCGCTCGCCGCAATGGATAATGATGAGCAGCAGACTGACCAACATCGATATTATCGCGCTGAGGTTTATCTCAAAGAAGGCGGTCAAAATTATGATGTGATGGGCTGGAATCAGGAACAGTTGATTAATGACATACTGGACCAGTACGAAAAACACCTGCACTTCCTGCACCTGGTTCGTTGATAGCAAAATGCCGTCCTAGGGGGCGGCAATTATTTATCCCGACCGCAATACGAGGGAATGCAGAATGATTTCACGCTGGCAATGGATTCTGAAGCAAACATTTAAGAAACTCTGGTTCAGAGCTACGTTATTCGCAATTGTCGCGATAATAACGGCTCTTTTATCTATTCTTTTTAAATCAATGATTCCTGAGTCGGTTTCAGTGAAGGTTGGTGCGGAAGCAGTTGATAACATTCTGAACATACTGGCATCGAGTATGCTGGCAGTGACCACATTTTCGCTGAGTATCATGGTCACAGCCTACGGTTCAGCCACTACTAATGTTACTCCCAGAGCAACGCGTTTAGTTGTGGAAGACGTAACCACACAAAATGTACTGGCCACCTTCATTGGTTCCTTTCTCTTCAGTCTGGTAGGAATTATTGCCCTCAATATGGGAGCCTACGGAGAAAGGGGAAGAGTCATTTTATTCATTGTCACACTCGTTGTCATTGCCCTCATCCTCATCACATTGCTTCGTTGGATACAGCATTTGACCTCTCTGGGGAGGGTCGGTGAGACAACAGCAAAAGTAGAACAGGCGGCCATCGAAACATTTATTGCGAGAGCCAGAAATCCCTGTCTCGGCGGATATCCATGGCTTGAGAGCTATGAACAGCCGAAAGGAACGGTTGCAGTTTATCCGAAGAAGATTGGCTATGTTGAATATATTGATATGGAGAAACTCAGCAAGCTGCTGGCCAATGATCCTCGTCATGTATACCTTGTGGCGCAACCAGGCAGTTTCATTCATCCGTCCATGCCAGCTTTGTACCTGAGTCAGGGCCAGGAGTCATCAATCTGCGCCGATTTACTTGAGACGATCATTGTCTCGGATGTGCGTTCATTTGCTCAGGATCCCCGATTTTGTCTTAGCGTCATGGCCGAAATAGCCTGCAGAGCCCTTTCACCCGCAGTGAACGATCCTGGAACCGCAATCGATGTCATTGGCAGAGGTGTTCGTATACTTTCTGCTTACGCGCAGAATAAGTCTCATGAAATTGAAGTGACCTATCCTTCAGTACACGTTGCGCCACTTCAGAACAACGATCTCCTGGAAGACTTTTTCTCACCTGTCGCACGCGATGGTGCCAGTATGAGAGAGATTCAGATAAGAGTGCTCAAAGGGCTATCTATGCTGAGTACGGGTTGGCCTGAGATGTTTGCTGATGCCGCGCACACTCTGGCAATTGAAACATTAGAGCATGCAAATCGCGCTGACCATATAGACTCCGATAGAGAATTCATAAAATCAATTTATTTTGATTTGTTTTTTGATGAAAACGCTAATAAGCAATCATAGTTGTGGAGCAAGCGATTTGGTTGCTAGCGAGACAAGAACAAAGCGTCTGCATGAGAATGGGCGTCTGCTTTGTATTAGAAGAGAACATACTGAGTCTTCATCACTTTTGCAGCAGGCTTTATCTCTACGTAAGACATCGCCTACAATCAAATATTTCGGTTTAATACCAGGAGAACACTAAATGTAGAAATTATGTCTACTCAGTTCGGAACAGACTACTGTTTTTTTATTCCGTAGCTGAGACCATCATATTTCCTCCAGCAAAGGAGATAAAAATGGAAAAATTATTTACCCAGTTTCAGACCGGTGATACTGACCTGGTAAACCGCGTCGTTATGGCCCCCATGACCCGCTCACGGGCAATGACTAGTGATACCGCTGATGAACTGACCGCAAAATATTATCAGCTGCGTGAATCCGTATGGGGCAAACCGGAGGTCGTCCGTGACGGGCTCAGGGATCTGGTTCGCCGCACGGGCGCAGATGAAATTATGGTGAACTCATGGCAAGGCACTCGTCTTTGCCGCTCTTCAGAAATAATGCTGAGTATTCTACCGGAAAGGCAAAAGGATCATTTACCAAAGATAATGACGAGAAAGTCATTGACGAAGCGGGGAAGGGGTTAAGTCATCAATCCATATCAAAATATCAGACGCCTGTTTACGCTATGCGGGCGTCCGCTTTTCGCTCACAGCGGACCTTCAATCCAGTAAGTATGTCGGCTTCGTGCTATGAGTCCAGCGATTATTGCAAGAATCGAAATACGCTAACCAACTGGGATCGGGGTACGTCGGCAATCGAAGCTGCAGGCAGGTAGCTCCTGCAGCCAGTATTGTTAACATTTCAACAGCAGCACTCTGCTTCTTTTTCACTACATTCTTCACAAATTCTGCAAGAGCAGAAGTCCTCAAGGTTATTGCACTGGCTACATTTTTTGCAGGTACAGTCCGACTCTTTCTCGTCACAGTTCTCACAAGTTCCACAAGTACATGCACTCATCATGTGTGCACACTTATCACAAATTTTATCCATAGTTTCTCTCAACCGCTAAATAAACAATCTCAACATAACACGTGATTATTTTATCATTGCTATATAGTCAACTAAAACTGGCCACTGCGCTCATTATTCGGAAGTGCCTGGACTAATCGGTGGAAATAAAAAATGAAAAAAATAAACCCTGACTGCTCCTGGCAGTCAGGTATGTTGTTATGGATGGAAAGCACAACTGTCACTCGTTAGTGCAGTCTGCTAATGTTGGCAGTGCCTTCGTAGCGTTCGTCAGGTCAACGCTGAAGGTCCCCGCTTTGCGGTCATTGACGTAGACGTCGAACTGCCTGGCCTTACGGATATCCATGATGAAACTAAACCAGGCATTATCCCCGTTACGCCAGCCAAGGGTTGAGGGAATGGCGTATTGCTTATGGGGCCCATCACCACTGTGATGTCGGTACTGTCATCATGCGAGCTGATCGTTTTATCCCCTGCGAGGGTCAGAAAAACCGATTGCTGGTAAATACCGTTCTGGTCCGGATTTTCCGTGCAGTTGATGGTAAACATCTTTCCGCTGCTATCCGTCACACTGTATTCCGCATTGCCCTGACCGTACCCCTGTTGCCAGAGTCCCGAAACCGCAGAGGCATTGAAGCTGACAAGCAGCACGCCAGCGAGCATGAGCCGACTTAAAGAATTTATTTTCATTTCTGTCTCCTTTGTCTTTGTATTTATTCCCGGTTATCAGGATTTGAGGGTATCAGCAGCCGTCCCATCAGTTTGCCGTCATGGGAATATTCAAGGAAACGCTCCCGGGTGCGCGGGTCCGTTTTCTCGTGGTATTCCAGGCTGATGTTGTCGGCAATACACAGCGCATTCATCAGCGGCTGCACGGTTTTCTCCTCCATATCCACGAGGTAGTAGTAACAGCCACCCTCGCAGCCATCGGGCGACTGACGGGTACGTAAGACCTGCATAGTGGGACCAGAAAGAGCAATCTGCGACCACTCTTCCCTGACATCATCCTGACGGCTCACCACATCGCTGAAGCGCGGAGGCGTGAGGTCCTTAAATTTACTGATAGCTTTCAGGTCATCACTCCTGTCATCGCAAGCGCTCAGAAACAGAGTGGAGGCAACCAGCGCCAGTAGAGGTAGTGTTTTACGTTTCATTATTTTTTCCTGAAATCAGACGAACCACTTTGGTAAAGACATAAATCCCCACGAAAATACCCACCGGCACGCCGACGAACGGCGTCAGCGCGACACTGGCAGCACCGGCTGCGCCACCTCCCGTCAGTAGTGCGGCAACGGTTGCAAGTGTCAGGGCCGTGAGGCTGTCGGACACTCCAGTTTTGTTCAGAATGATGACGATGATAACAATGGCGATAATGGCAATAACAGGCACTGGGCTCCTCCCTGTTGCCGGGTTGATAACAACGCCTGCGCTATTCCGGTGGGCTGTCAGCCGGAACAAACGTAAGCAGTGAATGCTGGATAAAGCGAAAATGGGGTAAGGCCTGAATGAAGACCGGGTCTTCAGTCAGGCGGCACAGACTGTCATTCCGGCGAAAAGTCTCCTGCAAAGGCTGAATCAGATGGATTTCATCAAGTGTGAATAAGGCGATATGTCCGTCGTGCTCTGCCACCAGATACCAGGCCTGCTGGTGGATAAGTAACCGGCAGGGAGCCAGCCG